AGTTATTTTCATAAATTCTATCATATACTTTCTGAGCTTCTCGTCCAAACTCATTGTAATCATAATAATCTGGTGGTGCAAATCCTTTTCTATCAATACAATCCCCAATAGCATCCAATATTTGTCTGACCTTCCCCTGAAGAATCCATCGGTGTATAGCAGTCGTCTGTCGTTTTCTTCGGTTTGAATTTTTCAACAAATTCTTCATAAGTTTTGCTTTTTATGTTTCTCACCTCCTTAAAAAAGGGTACAAAAATACCACCAGTCGAAAGACCAGTGGTAAAACTACGGAACTAATTCCGTTATTCCCTTTGCTGCTTTATATAACCTTTGCATAATGCTGTTTTCGCTCAGATATTCAAGACCTTTTAAAGTGATACGGATGTCATCGATATCCACACTGGTTCCACCTGCTACATATTTCTGTATCTTTACCCCTTTTATATATCCTGCATCCAACAACATTTCCATGTATTTATTCCAACGTTCATCAGAAATCTTCAATGCTTCCGGGCTGATGCTGTCCGGATTAAACTTCTCCAGATCCATGGACCTTTCCAGTGTAAAAAGTATTTTGTAAATGATTTTGAAATTGTCCATAAGCATCACCCATCATAGCTTTTCAGTTTCCACAATTCCACTTTTGAGCGGATAAATGCGATATCTTTCTCCAGAAGCTCTCTTTCTTCCGGTGTGATGTCGTTGTATTTTCCCATCTCATAGCGTGGGATATGATACGACAACTGCTCCAGTACTCTCTCCTCCAGAATGTCATGCTCCACTTCATAAGCTCCAATAGAAATGATCCAGAGTGCTTCTGATGTGCCAATAAGCAGCTCATTATCTTCTTCTGTCATCCAGTCTGTGACCTGTCTCGGTGTCCAGCCATAAAATTCTATTAAATTCATGGCATCATGAACTCTGTCTTTATATTCCTGATATGTAAGATCATCTTCTGCTCTCATACTTCATCACCTCAAGCATCATCTAATTCGTCTGATAAAAAATGTCATCCCTTATTGATTCCAACATGTATGTCTTCGGAGATGCTTCATAGTTTGCGTCCATCCAATATACGGATTCGTCTTCAATATACTCCATGAAATCAATCTCTGTATCAACATCTATTTCAAAGTTGCCATTCTTCTCTGATTTTAGCACACGCTGAACAAGTTCATTATCCGGATACATTTTTTTAAGAAATTCAATTTGATCACTTTTGAGTTTAAACTTTCGCATTTTTTATTCTCCTAATATAGTCGGCGTCTGTTGGATTACATTGTAGCAGTATACCGCTGTCTGGATTTACTGTCACAGTTGCGTATTTTCCGATATACTTCTGACTTCTTCGCCCCTGCCTGTCGGTCTTCACAGTTCTGACATCTAACAGCGTTTTTAATGCTTCGGATATATCGTCCACTGTTACTCCTGATCTTAGTTTTCCTGTTTTAGGATCGCTCATGTTTCCAAATTTTTCAGGCTCATTATACTTCATCTGCCTGAAATCCGCAAGGCTTCCTGCATCTTCTTTCAGGACTTCCCTGTACCGTTCGTACTGGTTCGAATCAATCTTAGCATTTCGCATCATCTCCGGCGTATAGCATACGTTCTGCTGGTTTCTCACCTCCTTAAAAATGGGTACAAAAATAGCACGCAGAAATGCGTGCTTAGGCTATTTCATGAATCATCTGATTTTGAAGGGGCAAAAAAGGGGCAGGATTTTGCCGTTCTGTTCCGGCACAGAAAAACAAAAAACGACTGAAAACCTTGATTTTACAGGGTTTTTCAGTCGTTTTCCTATATATGCATATTGCAAAAAATGCCGCAGACCGGAATCGAACCGTTTCAAATAATCACAAATACTGATAGAAAGGGGCTTTGAAGACTTCATCACGGTCTCGGTGTTCAAAAAGTGTTCAAAGATTTCCACCCTCAAACTGGAATTTGTCTTACAACAATTTATATATGCATAAAAAGCAATATATTTATGAAAACACCCTAAATCCAAAATTTACTCAATTCATTTTTTCCTTACATAAAATGTTCTCGTATATTTCACTTCCTCACCAAGTGTTTCCCCTATCAAAACTTCAAAATCATTGATATCAAATTCTGGAAAGAATGTATCTCCATCTTCAATATTTAAATCTACTTCTGTGATATACATTTTATCTACTATTTGCAAAGCTTCCTTAAATAGTCCATATCCACCAGATATGTATACATCTCGTCCTTTAGCCAATAATAATGCATCTTCTAATGATTTAACTGAAACTAAATTATCTCCTTGATACTCTGTTGTGGTGGAAACAACAATATTCATTCTATTAGGCAACGGATGACCGATTTCTTCATAAGACTTTCGCCCCATAATAACCACATTACCCGTTGTTAACTCTCTAAATTGCTTTTGTTCTCCCTTTATTTTCCATGGTATATTACCATTCTTGCCTATAACATTATTCTTTGACCTCGCAACAATCAAACCTATCATCTATTTCATCCTCCATAATATGATGTCGTACCTGTGATTCCATCAAGTGCACCACATCTTAACAAACTCAAAATTATCTCGAACTAACCAGCTCGACAAATTCTAGTTTGTCCAGTTTCCACTACTCACAGTATAATTCTATTTTATAAAATGCACAAGCAAAAAAGGCATGAGAGACTTCCATATCTCAGCATACCCTTTTATTCACTCCATGCCATTAACAGCAACACTCCACTATTCTTTTACATAGATAATCACTTCTCCGACTTCACAGCCAAAATAATGGCACAATTTACAGATTAAATTCGCATCCAGTCTTTGAAATTCATTTCTGCAATATCTGTTAAAATTTGACCTCGGTATATCCAGTTCCTTACAAATGGTATTCTTGCTGATACCTTTTTCTTGCAACAGTTCTTCTATCCTTAATTCCAAATGTCCATAATTCATGCATATCACCCCTACACAAAGTATATTTAATAATTCTTTCACTATATAGTGAGGTACTAACAACACTTACATTGCTCTGCTTACTGGCTGGAATTTATTATTACATTAGACTCCCCGATTATCATGTCACTAACAGTATGTCCTTTAGTAATCAAGACACACGAGATACCCGATTATCTGTGACTGTTTATAAATATTGGGGAATCAACGATACCATTCAAGAAATTGAAGCAGAGCATAATCGAATCAATGGAACACCCACCACCCTTGAAATCAACCTCTACTATCCGGCTTGGTTTCCACTGGATCACAGCGAACCTTTCAAAACGGTAATGATTGAATATGGCAAAAAAGAATAGCATGACAACACTTCATTCATGGTGCTGTCTGCTATCCTTTTAAAACTTGCAATGCATATTCCTTTTTGTTCGTATTCTTTCAAAAACTAACGTTCCGCAGGATGCCCAGAGCGACGGTTCCTAACAGGGCGGCGGGTCGGCTGGGCAAGTGGACGGCTTCGGAAACGTTTATTATTCTGCAACGTATTCTATCAGTGTTTCTCTCCGCCCCTCATATTTGCTTTGGGCTAAAAGTTTATCTAAGAACTTCAGCACTTCTCCCATATCATCACTGTCTATTAAGTCCAGCTTTGTCAGTACATCAAGGTCTGTCTGACTTTTAGGTTGAATGGATACTGGCTGAGACATATCCACGACCACTCTCAACCGCTTTGTCTTGTTTGTCGTTTCAATATCTGTAGTCAATCCCATAACGTGACTTTTACTCACTCCAAATATCTGCGACAGCTTTTCCCATATGGATTCATCTCTTGGCGTTCCATTCCCGTTTTCATAATTTGTCAGCATACTTTGTGATATCCCTAATTCCTTTGCCAACTCTGCAACTGTAATATTATTTTCTTTCCGCAGTTCTTTTATTTTATTCATACTGAACCTCCTTTATAAGCACCATTATATTTCAACATTTTTTGTCTGTCAATCTTTTTATCGGATATTTAGATATTTTTCTTGACATTATATTTTTTCTGTTGTATTATATGAATATCTTAATATCTGATAATCAGATATTCCGAAGGAGGTGATATATTGATTCGAGGAAATGACTTTATTTTAAATCCTAACAAGTTGGAAGAACAGTTTCAGTTAGTAGAAGTTTCTGACTGGGTAGACTTTTCTACAAAGGAAAAATTAGGATTTTACTACACCGTTCTTCTTCCAAAGTTAAAGTTTGAAAAAGTCAAGGTCGGCGTAAGAGCTAATACCCAGCTTGTCTCCAATGAAGAACTTGAGCAGAAAGGACAAGTTCCTGTCTCATTTGAGGGGTTACATACATGGGCAAGTCTCTACAATGGACGCCTTTCTGTTAAGGCAGAGGCTGACAATATCAGAAAAGCTGGAATGAAATAATCATTCTCACGTCAGACAGTCAGTGCCGGACAACGTCATAGGTGCTGACTGGCTGACCTACATGAGAGAAGAGTTTCTTCTAACTATACTTGATATATAAAACAACATCTTCCGAAAACAGGAAGAAACACATTACAAAATAGGATACGAGGTGGATTTCGTGAGCAAAGCAAAGGAATGTTTTGCATACAATACGAAAATCATTGAAACTCCTACCACCAAAGAAGTATATATCTATAAGAATCCTATTTTCAGTCATTCAACAGAAAATGCAGATTTAGAGAAAACAAGCAAACGTAAAACCTTTGATGAGATGTCAGCTCATAAGCAATATGACAGCCTGAAACGCAAACAAAAACATTATGAACAGACACGTTGGGAGATTGCCCGTATCGTGGACTGTAATTTCAATAACAGAACCAAATTTGTAACGCTGACATTCAGAGATAATATTCAAGACATTACCATAACGAACCGAGAATTTAAGTATTTTATCCAGCGATTAAATTATTACCTGTATCAAACCAAAAGACAATTATTAAAGTATATTGCAACGTGGGAGAAACAAAAACGTGGTGCAATCCACTACCATGTTATTTTCTTTGATTTTCCATACATAGCAAAAGAAAAATTACAAGATTTATGGTCGCATGGTTTTATTAAGATAAACTGTATTGATGTAGACAGCAAGGAGAACCGTGGTCGCTATCTCAGCAAATATTTTGGGAAAGACCTTGATGTAAAGGAGCATAAGAAAAAGGCGTTTTTCAAATCACAAAACCTGAAAATGCCGAAAGAAACAAGACTCATGCTGACTGATGATATGATTCTCGAATTACAGAATGAAACTATCATTTTTCAAAAAGAGTACACACGGCAGATATATGATACAAAATCCTTTTTAGCTACTGGTTCTTATTTAAAGGACAGCAGTGTTACCTACATCAAAATCAAAAAAGAAACTATGGGTGTAAGGGGGGATTCTGATGAATAACCCTGTTACATCTTCCGATATTACGTTATTGAACACATTAGCCGCTTGTGCTAATATGACTCCAGATGAAGTCTTCAAAGATTTTGAAATTATGGCAAATAAGAAAATCTTGGAGAATCACAAATATGAAATTTATTACTCGGAATCTGAAAAAAGCTGGCGTACCTATTTACCAGATGACACCAAACCCAACAACCGCCGTCCGATCAAGCGGAAGAGTAAAGAGAACCTTGAAAAAGAAATCATCAGATTTTATATTGAGAAGCAAAAAATCGAAAACCGTGAGAATATCACACTGGAAGAGTTATATACAGAATGGCTCTTATACAAAAGAGATTACACTTCTGTAAAGGCAAAGACGATTCAAGAGTATGTTTCTGAATGGAACAGATTTTTCAAAGACACGGCTCTTTCCAAAATGAAGATAGGAGAAATCAGACCGATTACCCTTATCCGCTTTTTCAGAGAAGCCACAAAAGAACGTCAGCATACCCACAAGAGAATCAGCAACGCCCGTTCTGTCTTAAATGGAATCATGAGTTATGCCATTGAGGAAGAAATCATCTCCCACAATCCTGTCTCTGATGTGAATTTCAAGCAGTTCACCTACAAGCCTGTGGAAGTACAAAGTGACAACGTATTTTCCCGTGACGATACACATAAGCTACTGCATTATCTTAGCTGTATCACAGAGCCTTATTCCCTTGCGATACAACTATCCTTTTATCTGTTTATCCGTATCGGGGAAACAAAAGCAATCCGCTGGGAAGATATTGACTATGAAAACAGAATGGTCTATCTGCACCGACAGGCTACCTGTGAACGGACACTAAACGATGATTTAACCTTTTCCAAAAGAGAAGTAAAGGTAGTCAACCAGATGAAAGGAAATACCTCTCATGGTTTCCGCAAACAGTTCTTGACTGATGAAGCAATCAAGATTCTTCAGAAAGCCAGAGAATTAAATCCGCATGGAGTGTATGTCTTTGAACCCAATGGAGAAATCATGACAACAGACAGCTTCAACCGCCGTTTAAAGAAGTATTGCAAAGAAGCTGGTGTTCCTTACCATTCCAGTCATAAAATCCGTTTCTACAATGCCTCAACTGCCTTTGACGGAAACAATCTCACAACCTTGAGTTATTTAATGGGGCATAGCGAAACGGCAACCACGCTTCACTATTTACGGAACGTCAACAAGAGGAAGAATGACCGCTTTGCTTTTCAAAAACTGGGGATTTCCTCATAAAGTGTTCAAAGGTGTTCAAACTTTTTGAAGCAAAAAAAGAAGAGAAACGCTGTAAATTCAACGTTTCTCTCACTTTTACCTACTGCCGCAGACCGGAATCGAACCGGTTAAAGTGCATTTATTACAAATGCAGTGTTTTTGAGACTTTGCGTAAAAAGCCGATAAACACTACATTTTATATATAAGTAAGTTGTACTAAAAGACACGTTTTTCACAATAATATAAAATTATGCAACACGAAATGCAACACGAATTTTAATTCCTTATACCCTCTCCACTTTCTTAAGATACACCCAGCCAGCCCCACTTTTCAACTTACCGAATCCGTTCTTTTCTTCTACAATCTCGTGCTTACCTGACTGCAAAAAAGTTCTGGCAGCACTGTAGGTCTTGGCCGGTCCCGTTCTGATCGGGACATTCGCAGTTTTCGGCTGTACCTTATATGGGAGTTTACTTGATGTGTATACCTTCTTTCCAGCATCATTGTAGACATGATAACCGGCGTGCTGATCCGCACACTGCTTCGCCTTCTTCAACGTCTGAAACGCTCCGATCTGACTTTTTGCGTTCGCCCAGGTCTTGCGGACGCGATACCACGGCTTGGTGGTCGCCGGCAAAATATCGCCATTTTGTCCGGAAATAGATTTCTTGAACGCATCCCAGGTATACGTACCTGTATTGTATACATACGGATTCGGGCAAATCTTTCCGGTTACATCATAGTGGCGAATAACATGATCTGCAGGGATGTTGTATTTCTTCATCAGGTATCTGGTCAGCTCAATAGCAGACTGTACTGTTGCTCCTTCAAAATACCAGTCCTTATCTGTTGCCCCAAGACTCGCCGCATTCTTCTTTCGCACACACATCTCAATACCAATGCTATTAGCGTTTCTGCATTCCGGATGTTTGTAACTGCTCGCCCCACAATGCCAGGCGATATTCCGATCTTCCACGCACTGCCAAATTTCGCCGGCGAAACCGACAAAATAGTGTGCAGATGCCCCACGGTTGCCACCACCATAGTATGAACAGTTTTCCTGTGCTCCGCCCAATGCCCCGACGTAGTGGATGACGATGTATTTGATTCTGGAGATATTGCCGGAATTATAATTGTAATTTGAAATCATTCGGTTAATCTTGTTCATAGTCTCTACCGCCTTTCTCAGAGGACGCTCATGCGTCCCCTTTTTTCTCTGCTTTCTGTGTCAGTATGTCGATCGCATTGGCGATCACTGCCGGAAGCGGTATGCCCATCAGTCCGGCATTCTCTACGATACTGATCAGCTCGTTCGCCATAAATCCGATGATCACAGCATTCCTGATGTAATCCACACCGATTGCCAGATCCAGCCGGTACGCCACCAGAACAAACAGCAGCGTCATACATTTCCTGCACAGACCTTTCCAGCCTGTCCGGCTCTCAAGTGTCCCAGATTCCGTTTTCTTGCTGTTGTGGAACACACCGGCTACAATCAGACCGGATATGTAGTCAATTGCCATGAAAATGATTAAAGTTACAAGAGCCTGATCCCAGCCTCCAAAAAAATAAGCAATCGTCCCACCGATTGCTCCTGTGATAGTACACAACATTTCTTTTTTCATCCTCGTCAGTCTTTCCTTTCTTGGTCAGATGTGTTAATATGTATTCAACTAAGAAATAATCTTAAGAAGTCTTGTGGGCATTGGTATCGCTCAACACAAGGCTTCTTTTCGTTCATGGTTACAAAATTGCAATAAAAATGGACCTCTACGGTCCTGCTCTAATGACACTTCCTCGATTAATATTCATATGTGCAGTCATCTCCATCTCCATTTGCAATCAGCTGCAATCTGCGTTACGAGTGGCATGGTAGTTTACCGTAGCCCCCTTTAGTTAATTACATAAATGTTCTCATAAATCCCTCATATTCATAAGATGCACGTTCCTGTCCTACTTCGTTTAGGTGAACATAATCTAAAAACAATGCGTTTCTGACATTAGTATTCCATGCAAAAATTCCGCCCTGCTTATTGTTTTTGCAATGACAACCAACATACATACAAGCCTTTTCGATGGAACCGATGTAATCTGTTTGCTCTTGATAATAATAAGGAGTAATAAACATTACTTGAGCCAAAGGGAAATTCTCTGCTAAATATGTGAAAGCAACTCTCAAAGCACCAAACAAATTTGTTGTATCTGTGTTTTTACTTGTCCATGTTCCCAATTCAACATTGTTATTTCTGTCATTTGTCCCCATGTGAATAACAATAATGTCAGGATTGTTATTGATTTTTTTTGCTTGTTCAAGCAGACAATTTGCGTCAGCATCACCATGCCCGGTAGTGATAAACATTCCATTCACTGCAAGTTTTTGATATGTCATGCCATTTCTGTTAGCAATCTTATATGCCCAAGTTTGCTTCTCATTTAAAGTATGACCCTTTGCCATGCTATCACCTAGAATAGCCATTGTTTTCCCATGAAGTCTATTTTCAGATTTGCGAGTTTTTAATTCTGATACATCTTTTGTAATTATAGAATATTCATATCCAAATGGATAATATTTATCTGGGGTTTCAATGTTTGTGAACATACATCTAGCCTTGGTAGTTTCATCACTTGGAAATGATACTCTTGCGTATTTCGAGCCATTAGGGGAAGTACAAGACGATGCATTGAAATATCCACCTGCAATAAATGCTTTCGATGAATCATAAAAACAAATATAAGCTACAGTATCATATTTCACTGTACCAACCATCTGAAGTGCATAATATGTTTTGTTTTCATGCACATCAAAATAATCAGATGTAACAAATCCTGGATTGCTATTCACATTTCCGTTATTACTCAAATAACCACTAACAGTGTTGTCTTTGTTAAATCCATTAATTAACCCTTTATAAATTATATTATCTATATCTTCCTTTAGCGAATCAATTTCTGTTGCATTCTTCTGAATCTGATCCGCCGATTCCTGGATTTCTTCTTTTGCCGTCTCAGCTTTTTCTGCCGACTTTTCCGCTGAAACTGCACTCACCTGTGCCGCTTTTGATGCCGCTTCTGTAACTTCCCTATCCGCTGCTGTTCCTATCTTGGCTTTCTCAGCGGCTTCTTTTGCCTGTACTGCATCGTTCTTTGCGGTTTCGGCTTCTGTTTTGAATGCTTCTGCGTTTTTTACAGCTGTTTCTGCATTTTCTTTTGCTGTTTTTGCTTCATCGGCACTTGTCTCTGCTGATTTCCTGGCACTCTCCGCTCGATCAGCGGATTCAGCAACTGCCACAATTGCCTGCCGGAACAGTTCCCCTTCTTCCGGTGTGGCATGGGCTTCCGGTTTCGGCCTTGCCCGAACTTTTATGCTGACACGATACTCCGTCTTTCCAGAATCGCCGTTTTCGATGTACACGAACGCATAGATTGTATAATCCTGCGTTGTTCCGCCGCCCTCCAACAGTGTATCCGGAATAGGTGCCTCAGTAACCCCCTCTTTCGTCACACCAATCCTGGTGACTGTTTCGCCGATCCGCTCTGTTGTCGAAAACTGAACCTCGACCGCCGCCGGGATCTTCACGCCCTGGATCCGCAGTGTCTGTCCGTAATCCCACTGCCACAGATCACTGACTGCCTGGCAGTAATGCTGCCCTGCATCTATGATTGCTGTTATCATGTTTTTCTCACCTGCTTTCTACGAAAATGTCAGTTTCAGTGCCGCATGCACACCACACGGTGCATTATTGACTGCGTTGGTTGTGTTCGGCATAGTGGCTGCAACAGAAACCATGTTTCGGTTAATAACGCCACGGTAGGACGATGCCGCTACCAGCGTGGATGCATTCCCGCCGTAAACATAATTACCGTTCTGCCGGATCTGCAGTCCAGTTGCTGATTCTATCTTGACAGAACTGCAACCGACAATCGGTGTCGATACCGGGATGCAGAACTGCACTTCCTGTCCCATTGATGTCACATAACCAGCCGTGAAACATTCAACGGTTATGCTGTCGCCCTTGGTCAGGATATTCATGTTTCCGACCACGTACCAGTATGATCCGCTGTAGACCAATTCCAGGACTGTATACTGCTCGATCAGTTCTGCCGGGATATTGCTGTTTTTATAGTAGATCGGTTTAGCTCCGGTAGCATTAACGTTCAGTGTTGGATTTGTGGCCGTGTTGGCGTAGTTGAAACGTACACAGACTCTTGCACCTGCAACCAGCTCAAAACCTGACAGGCTGACCGTTTTTGCCGCTGTTGATGCTGATGTATAGCAGTTTGCATAATTTCCAACTAATGTATTCACGTCTACTGCTATACCGTTGCAATTACAGTATGTCTTTCCGTTACTCGCAACACGCAACCTAGGCGTATTAATATAGCCATTGTTCAGATCTATAAGAAATCCACTGCTTGGAAATGATTCTCCAGAAGAACCGCTATAATTTCCGGATTTTAGTACACCTTTTTGGAATGTACCGAGATTATCACTGATAGCAACTATACCGTCATTTTCCAGATCTTTTGCATCTACAGTCTGTACATTTGACACGGAAAATGGGCTTGGTTCTGTATCAAGATCTTCCACCTGTTCGACTTGAATCCCAGAAACTATAAACAAAGCAGCTTCCATATAACCAAAACCTAATGCTATATATGGAAAATCTTTAACGCACGTGTATTTTATTGTTTTCCTTTCCCATTGCAAACCACAAAAAACATATTCACCTTTCTTAGATGCTAAGATATTTCCATTATACAAATGGCTACGTTCTTTGCTTTCCCATATCAAAAACTCAATTCCTCTGTTTTCTGATTCAGAAAGATAAGGACATCTTATATAAAAAGAAATCAGGTACTTTTTCCCAGGAATTAAGGTTATGAAACCATCATGTTTTTTACTGCTCCCTAAAATAAATCCATTTTTTGATTGCAAGATTTCTGTTGTTTCTCTTCCGTCAAGCCATAGTGCATTGGTCCCGGGAACGTTAGGTGCTTGTGCAAAAAATGATCCTCCACATTCTTTTACTTCTGTTGCTACCTTTACTTGATAGTCTTCAAAATATGAAAGCAATGTACTTCCCGTGATTGTTGCAAAATTATCATATCCAAGATTATATAAATTACTGTTTAATCCAAAAGTTAATTTATCTACGCTGATTGCACCTGCTGCTATCTTATCTGCACTGATTGCACCTGCCTTGATTTTTTCTGCTGTCACGCTGCCTGCTGCCAGTTCGCCTGTGGTAATGGCACCTGTTGCAATTTTATTTGCTGTGATGGTCTTTCCCGCAATTTCATTGGCAGTAATGGCACCTGCCACAATCTTATCTGCAGTTATGCTTCTCTTGGTCAGTACATCACCATCTATCGTATTTACATTCTGAGATACCAGTTCACCTGCATTATTGATTGCATAGATGATCGAATTCTTATCGCCACAGATGATCAGCCTTTCCACCGATAATGTACCGGCAGTGATTTTGTTGGCTGTCAGCTCCACTATTTTCGCATCGGTAATAGATCCGTCTGCAATTTGAGCAGAACCTACAACACCGACACCTATCATTGCGGTTGTAATACTTCCGTTTTTGATATTTGCAAGATCTATCTTTGCATAATTTGCATCTAACGAACCAAGAACCGCATTTACAGCTTCAAGACTTCCGGTTATTACCACCTTGTAATCTGCTAAATTTCCGGAAATACTATCAATTCTGGCATTCGCTGCATCCAGATCTTTTACATTTGCCTTATCTGTTTTTATTATTTTGATTTCTGCCTCATCAGCTGTCAGTCGTCCACTGATATCCACGTTTTCTGCCTGTAGTTGTTTTATATCGGCCTCACCGACATCTAATCTTTTGGCTGTCAGATCTGCAAATTCACCGTAACTTGCACTCATTTTATCGAATGTAGCTTTTGTTGCTTTCAAATCATCGAAGCTTGCCTTCTGTCCTATGATTTCTTTCGCTGCAACCAATTCTATGTTCAGCCGTTCAATCGCCTGTGCTGTTGGTCCTTTACTGCTACTTATGCTCCCGGATTCAATTTCCGTTTTTCCCTGACTTTCAATTTCTGTAATTAATCCACCATCATAATCCATCGACAGCTTCATAATCGGGATCTTAATTTTTCCTCCGTATTTATCGTGAATAGTAACGATATCTCCTATGTCAAGACGTGGATCTCCAAGAAAAGATACCGAAGCAGGCTGAAAAGTAAAATCTTTCAGCTGATTGCAAATTTTATCAAGGACGGGCTGCGTCATAACCGGATTCTCAATCTGTATTCCTACAGTGCCCACGCCGGAAAGTAATGTTGCGGTTGCCGTATCGCACTGGATTCTGCCAAGCTTGAACAGACTTTCGCTTTTTTTTAGATCATCATAATATCTGGATGCAGATATTTCATAATCCGCCTGTTTATACCAACGAAGTTCAATTTCACCATTTCGATTAATGACACAATATTTTCCATAGAACTGTGCAACATATCCCAGTGCATCCTGCATGGTATATCCGTCGAATGGGTTTACATAATTCCCTTGTGTGATTTCATTGCCTTCGTCATCATACGTTGTTTCCGTTTCTTTCCAACGCTTCGGAATTTTGACACCGGACGGGAGATTATCAATGCTGCTTGCAAGCGGTACTCCGGACATGTTGCTAATCTCTTTCAGCACTTCTTTTCCGTCTGCTGGGTATTCCAATTTACTTACATATGCTTTTGAAAACTTCACATACATCCTGTCATATGCACAAAAATTGATAATTCCGTCATCATTATTCACTTTTTCCGGTGTGAATTTTCCAAGGTCACAGTATATATACTCCGTACCGAACAATACGCCAATCTGTAACGTTATTTCTTTACTTTCGAGAGAAATGGTTGTTGCTTCCATTTTGACTTGTACACTGGCTGCCACAGCTCCGCCGATACTGATATGAGCAGAATTGTTCGAGGCAGCATGAAGTGCAAAACTTTTGATACCCTCAAAAATATCTTTCCCCAGAACGACTCTTGCCTTAAATGTTCTGCTGTCCTGCTCTACTGCATTTTTGAATATTTCATTAACTTGAAGCATTTTGTACCTCCCTCCTGATGATTATTTTTCAATCAGGTTTACCGTGACACCTACATACCGTGGCTTCCCCCCGACATAGGTGTATACCGGACACGTAAGATCGCCTGCATACATATTTACTGTAATGTTCTTTCCAGTCTTAGGACTTCGGAAAGTTACATTGAAAAAAGCTGGTTCAACAGCCGCTTCTACTATTGCCATCTGTGCATCTGTAAGCGGCAGGAATTCGATTTCCAATTTCCACTTCAGTCCGATAATATCGCCGGTCATTGTTCCATCTGCTCCACGCCCTGCATTTTTCGACCAGATCTTATTTCGTGAAATTTTCAGACCATTTAACTTCGGTTCCGGCATGGCAACGCCGCCGATCGTGATGGATGCGGCCATTTTTTGTCACCTCATTTCTTCAAAAAGTACCGCCCTTTCGGACGGTACCGGTTAAACCAATATCGGGCATACGCCTGTCGATTTGGTTCTGTGATTGATTTCTTCTACGACTACGTCTGTGACCTTTCGACCGCCAACGTAGATATTGAATGTAGGGGTTTCATTCTGAGACTTTCCGTTCTTTGCTGACTGCATAGAAAACGCTGCCATAACAGCTTTATATACACCCTGTTCAATACCCGCTATAATTTGCTGCTGGTTTGCGACGGTAGTTTTATTTCCTATCTTTCCTACCAATTCAGGACCAGCTTCATTTGCCATGAACATTTCTCCTGTTTTTGGAAATCCACCGCTTGCATACCATTCAACATCCAGTTTTGGTATCTGAAATGTTTTTCCCAGAAATTTATATGGTGATGTGCTGAATTTCAAATGCGGCAATGCAAAATGAGGTATTGATATTTTCCAGTTCACAACCTTATTTACCAGCCAGTCTTTCGCCTGACCTAAAACACCGGAAACCTTGTCCCAAGCACCTACGGCATTTGCTCGGAAAGTAGCTGTTTTGCTTTTAACGCTGTCATACAATGTACGTGCGTTACGTGCTATACCGCTCCAGTCACCCGAAGCTCTTGCAGTATAATCTGCAGCTCTATTCTTGATATTTCTTCCGAATTCCCCAAGATAATTTTTGATTCTGTCCCAAGCACCGCGTGCGTTCGCAGTATAATCAGCTGACTTACTTTTGATTTTATCAACAACTGTTCTCCCATATGCTTTCAGTTTATTCCATGCACCTACAGCTTTTGCTTTGAATGTGTAAGTGGTATTTTTGGCCTGATTTTTCACTTTATCCAGTGCTGCATCAAGTTTATCCCAGCCGCCTTTTAACGTTGCTGAAACGTTAGCAACGATAGAGTTATTTTTTACTTTATCCCAGGCACCTTGAACGGAATCCCATAAATCTTTTCCGGTACTTAAAACTTTCGTGCCTATACCCAATACTTTGTCACCCAGATTATCCCAGGCATCTTTAATGCCGCTCCAGATTTTTTTCGCAATTTCTGCAATATTTCCTGGAATATCCGCAATGCCTTGCAATAATCCTGCAATACATTGTTTGCCTAAATCCGCAAATACTGTTGAAGGTGAATGAATGCCGAATGCTTTCTTAAAACCATCGACAAATGGATCTAAAATATTTTCCTTTATCCAATTCCCTACGTTTTCGAGTGCGTCCGTAATTCCTTTAAATATGCCTTTTACGAGGCTTCCACCGCACTCGTCTTTTTTCTCCATGAAGTAGTTGTAGATTTCACCTGGAATATCCCCCAGCAATCCGGCCACAAAAGCTGCTGCTCCACCTGCAATACTTCCTGCTGCTTCGGCCGCTTTCTGCAAGATTCCTTTCCAGTCAATGGCCAGGATTGCAGTCTTAACAGATTCTCCAAGATTCTTCCAATCTACATTCTGCACTGCTTCGCAGAAAGATGTGAGAAGACCTTTCATCGTGTCAGATGCAGTTTTTCCAAGCATCGACCAGTCTATGTTTTTGATGGTGCTGTCAATAGTTTCTCCGACAGATTTTCCTAATTTACTCCAGTCAAAATTGGTCACAAAGGTAGAGGCTGTCCCTACCGCAGTGTTTATGCCTTCTGCAATTGTCTTTCCTACAAGTCTCCAATCCGTTCCTTCCATGAAACCGTTCAAGAATGTTGCTACTGATTTTGCAACCTTATTGCAGGTCTTTTTGATGTCATCCCATGGGATATTTTCAAGAGCCGCATTAAGCTTCTGTCCGGCAATTTTTCCTATTTCCGTGAAATCTGCGTTTGCCCATGCATCCTTGATCATCTGGGCGAAATTTGCATATTTATTTGTAACTTCGTTCTCTTCGAAACTTCCGCCGTCACTTCCGGATGATCCACCGGAACTGCTTTTGCTGTCATCATCCAGCTTATTGATCTCATCAAACCCCATCAGGGATTTTTTGACCTTATCTGCCGCATTAGCTGCAGAATCACCGGTCTTGTCCAGACTGGCGGCATAATCTTTCTGCACCTTAGAGGCAGTAGTGTATGTCTTCTGTCCGGTAAGAGCTGCAAAGAACTGCCCAACAACATTGCATGCCTGCACCAGATAATTTATCAGCGTTGATAATGCCGGTGTGATCGTATTGAGAATTGGGGAAAATGCAGTCGCAAGGCTGTTTTTCAACTGCTGCAATCCGCCTGATAATTCTGAAAGATTTGCGTTTGTTTCGCTGTTCTTCTTTGCAAGGTTCTTGAAACCATCTACCAGGGCATTTCGAAGCTTGCTGAACAATGCATACATACTTCGAATGCCAAGACCGTATTTGAGTAATTTTCCAATTCCGCCACTGAGAGCATTATTTCCTTGCTTGATTCCTCCGGCAAATTTCCGGATTCCTGGCAATCCGGTTGTGAACTTTTTAAGTAATGCCCCGAATGCACCGGATGCTGTTTTGATCACAGGACCAACGCCTTTCAGAACAGCACTCATAGCCTTAAATGCTCTCGAACCGATATATGCAGCACTGGACGCAACCTGACCGACAACCGGAATATTTTGAATCGCAGATACTGCCGCCGCCCGTGTCTTCCTGATACTTGCTGTCATGTCTTCAAATGCTGCTTGTGCTGTCGCTCCCATGGTCGCAAATACACTTCCGTCCGCAAGATGCGGTGTCTGGATATCTGTACCACTGTTCTCCATACTTCTTCGTTCGGCATTATATTCTCGCAGTCGGTTCGTAAGATCTGAAAGTGCAACTCCATCCCTCTGATATTGTTCAGACTCCTGCAAGTTGGAGCCATCCAGCAACATAGAACTTCTGAGGTCTTTGTATTCTTTCAATTTGTTCCTCATGATAGACAGCTGGTTTGTGTTCTCACGGTACTGATCCGTCGGTATCATTGCTTTTCCGTTATCCTCAAGGTCTTTCATTTCACCTTTTAGATATTTCATTTCCGTTTCAACTTCTTTGATTTGCTCCGTCAGACCAGTCATTGCACCACCGTCGCCAGGCTTAAATCCGAGATCCAACCATTCTCTTTGCTTCGCAATTAACTTCTCTAGTCTTGCCTGTGCATCATCATAATGAGCCTTCACTTCGCTGTAATCAGCACTCGGAACCGTCGCTTTTCCTGCTGCCTCTAATGCCTTCTGCTTTTCTTCCAGCTTTGCGTAAGCGGATTCGGTCTTTGCAATATTGGCTTCTAGGTCTTTAAACTCCTGTGTTGGCACAAAACGCTTGCTCGCATCCATGCTGTTCATTTTCTGGATCAGTTTTTCCTGCTCCATCTCTGTTTTTGCAATAGTATTGCATAACTGTTCATATTCTGGATTGTATACACGAATGCCGGATGCGACCTGTGCTTCCCTGACATAGTCTCTTATCTGTCCGGTAGCCTGCTTCCAGATCGTACCATTGACCATATCTTTCCAGGAACTTTTTATAAGGTTCTGCATATTTTGAATCATTTGCATATTTTCGCTCATTGTCTGGCGAACTGGTTCCTGAGTTTCATTCATGCTGTTGTTGATATCTGCAGCTGTACTTCTGACAATATCTTCTGTCTCTTTTGCCGACTGTCTCAGATCATCATTCTGAAACACTGGTTGTGACTGCTGCACCGCATCCTGCATATTCTTAATAGCTTTTACGGAACTGTCCGTATTCAATGCATCTTCCGGTGCTTGCAGCTCATTTAGGCTCTTTTTAACGTTTTTCATCGCTCCCGACAGTTCGGCACTTGCTGCACTGCCCGGTGTTTCGATTTTTGATGTGCTGGTGTTCATCTGAGAAACTGTGTTATTCACAACGCTTGTAGCTTCTCTCATTGCCTGTTTCAGTTTTGCGTTGTTTGCCTCAATGATGACTTTCATTCTGTGCAGTGTATCACTCAATGTTCACACCTCCTTCCCTTTTCACTATTTTTTATTGATGTCTTCGCCTGTTGAACTCTGCGGCATATAAGCGGCGGTTTTCGGCAGCTGTTACAACCTGTTCTTCTTGCTTGCTTTCCTCGAACTGTTCTCGCTCTTCCCTGAACAGTTCCGGGTAGAAATCCCATGGTTTGCGTGCCTTGTTTTCTGAATTCAGATACCTGCCGATATGCTCTGCGATGCTTTCTGCCTGTATGAACTGCTGCAGGATCTTAATCTTCGCACGCCTCCCATAGCTCCGGATGCAGTCATGGACTTCCGGGATAGACATATTCCAGAAGTCCGGCACTTTGATTCCTGCATCCAATGCATCTTCGTATAGTTTCCAGATTTCTTCGGTGACTGTTTCTGTTACAGGATCACATCTGCCTGATCCAGATCTTTCATCAGGCTCTCTGCCATCGCCGGCGTAAAAAAACCGGATACCGCCATAGTCGGCATAATTACTTTTGCCATGAAATCAAACTGATTGCCGCCTTCTTCCAGCCACTTGTCGTACAGCTTTGTTACTTTGTCGAACGTTGTACCGTGTTCCCATGGCTCGATAGATGCCTGGACAATCGTCAGCATAACACCAAGCGGCGGAATATCATTCGCCGTTACCATCGTCATAATATTGGTACGGTATTTGTTTTCCAGTTTTGTGATCATACCGGTATTCAGTTTCATTTTGTGCTGTACGCCCGCCACTTCCCAGTAATGAAATGGTGGTCTTTTTTTCTTTGCTTCTTCGATAGATGTTACTTTTTCTGTTTCTTCTTTCTGGAATTCTTCATCCAGTCCTTCTAATCTTTCCATTGATCGCCCCTCCTTATGACGGATCTGTAACTTTCAGATCACTGCAGATTGTCATCTTTGCTTCTACTTCAACAACTCCGTTCACACCGCCGCCCGTACGTTTTACGGACACTTCTGCGTCATATTCCGTGGTTGTGCCATCTTTTAATGTTTCTTTGAAACTAAGTACTTTGCCAGATTCCTGTGCTTTTCGAAGAATGCGATACGCACTGGTTGCCGCTCCATTTTCATACTTGAATTTGTATGTCATGTCTCCAAGATCACCAATACCATTCTCGTACTGTTTATTTTTATCGTTCAGACCGGTATTTTCTACTTTTTCCGGTTCAACACCACAGTCCGGGATCTCTTTCAACCCTGGAAGTTCTTTGTAAGCACCAGCTGCGTCACTTTTTTCCTTGTACTCAAGTTTTGCTCCATTTGCCAGCATATTCTTCACGCTCCTTTTCTAGTTCGGCCAGAATACTTCTTCTGACTCCATATCAATGATTGCTTCATATCTCATTACTTTATGTTTCAACCCAGATGGATCCGGGGTGTCCTGACACAGGGTACGCACCAGCCCAAGTGCTGCCAGTGCCTTGTCTACCTTGAGTGCAGATTCGGACGTAGAGCGGTTATGCCAGATATCTACACGATATCGTACATAGCTCTTTTCCTCTCCCTGTGCGGTATGTTCATATACCTTGTTATCTTCTTCGGTGTACTGCACTGCCGGAAGCTCTGCCCAGTCTTTTGGGTACTGGTCCGTTACATTCCCGAACGCTCCGGCAAGTGCGGAATAGATCTGATCTTTTACGTTTTTCATAAATTCTTTTCGATTGCCTCCTCAAAATAATGTGCAATTTCCAGTTCATTGTTTTTTAGTGCCGGATATAAAAATGGTTGTGCAGACTGTCCGGTACACTGGTAGAATCGGCCGTCCGGCGTATCCACATAAAACCACTTATACTTTTCGGCCGTCTTCCGCCCGATCATGCTTTCGTGGATCCACCAGGGCGACTGTACATAGGCATAGGCAACATCCGGTGATATCCCCGCGTGTTGCTTCTGACCTTTGGGGCCTGTGCCAAATTCTACATATTGTGCATACTTTTTGTTGGTGTAACAGATTCCTACAATCTTTTCGCTCCCGGTTTCTATCGCCGTGTATATACTCCCCCTCAATTCCCCATCATTTACCGGGCATCTTGTTTTCGCCTCAGCCTGCACTGTTTTGATACTTTTTGATACTGCATCATACATATTCACCGCTGCCGTTTTTTGAAACGCATCCGTAATCTCTTTTTTACCTATGATCACAGTTTTTCCACCTCCAGCGTAAGATAGGTGTAAGGATAAATGGCAACGACCTTATAATCCGGATCATCTCCACCATTTACAGAAATACCGTCATTCACAGATATCGTCATACCTTCCTGGAACTGATATGACGGTTTCCCGTTCTTTCCCGGCACTTCTGTATATTTCCCATCAATTCTCAGGTTTCGGATAACCGGAAGTCTGCTGCCGTACATTTCTGCCTGTACTTTTCCACCGGCTGTCCACATTTCCGCCTGAAAACAAGAGGGCGGAGCATACTCTGTATATGTTCCACCCTCTGCATCTTTTTTCTGCACCATCTGGAAATGTTTGAGCTCTCGCAGCCTATTCCTTTTCAGCCTCATAAGTTACACCTCCTACACGTGCCAGCCGATACCGGTTCAGCACATCATAGATCTGTTTTGGTGCATTATCGAAGTTGTAAGATTCTCCTGAACCGGTTCTCGAAGATTCCCCCTCGGTTCCCATGCGGTTGATGGCGATCACTGCAAGATCACGCACCGTTTTTTTAAGTTCCGGGATCATCTTCTTTCGGCCGGTATACGCCAGCACCCAGTCTGTCGCATCTTCCAGGACAACTTCCACCAGCTCTTCATCTCTTTCGCCAGTCAGGATTTTGATTCTCTCAAAATCAGTCATTTAGACCACTTCCTTATCATCAGCCATTGGTAATCAGGCGAGCCATCGGGATTGCTTTCGGATCGAATTTAATGTTCCAGTTTGCAGTTGCAAACAGCTGTGCATCTGTAGGTGATTCAGTCCATCCGGATTTTGGCACCGCAAAGCTGAATCCATTCGGGTGAATGGTTTCTCTCATTCTGGTGATAAGTTCATCCTGACCGCCATTCTTTTTCGGATCACGGTTCGTTTCTACCGGAACATCCACACGGCCTCTTGCGGTACGGATCACCCCTCGTCCAAACAGATAGGTTGTGTATTTTTTCAGATCCTTATTGTCCCCTGATCCACCGACAGCGGTGCATGGCACACCATCATCAACGATAACGGTATATCCGTTGGCAGAAGCGATATTCATTGGTCGCTGGATGCCATTTGCATCGGTATATTTCCAGTATTCCAGCAGCTGCTTATTTTCCAATGTTTTTGCAACATTGGAGTGCATGATTGCCAGGCCGAACTGGTCTTTGTGGTCTCCGCAAGCCAGAGTAGCCAGGTCATTGAGGTCTGTTTCTGCGATATTTCTTGCGGCAGATGAAGAAGAACACAGATCAAGCGTATGCGTCTCATTCCATGTCTTGGCATTGCCGGAAGCTCCTGTGATGCCAAACACCGCATCTGTGATACCGATCAGACGTTTCTGTCTTCGTTTCTGCCAGTATTTCGCAACAGTGGCAACAATGTGTCCCATCGGGTCAGCCCCGGAAAGTTCAGCGGTGAAGTTGCGTGCAAAGAAGCCTTTTGCTCTTCCGTATACAATACCGCTCTGAGAACCGCCGCCAACTTCTGTTACCGTGATATCTGTCTGGCCATCATAATTCTGATCATCGCCATCCAGTGTGTCATAAAATGGAATGGTGTACAGATTTCCACTGCCGGCAATTCCGTTTGCAATTACCGGATCATCTACTACCGCACCAGATTCGATCATTGCTGTAAGATATGGATCCGGTGCTTCGTTCCACATCTCCATGAATAACTCATCGTCAAAAGGAATTCCAAAAATTGTTCCTGCCATTTATTATTACTCCTTTCATTTCCCGGCCAACTGTTTATACAGTTCCGGATTTTCTGTTTTCAGTTTCAGTCTTTCTGTGTATCCCATCTTGGCATACGTTTCTTTTGTTACGTTTTCCTGAGGTACTTTCTTTGGCGGCGTTCCACCTTTCAGGCGTTCATTCACTGCTGCTTCTACTGCCTCCTGAAATGCCTTTTCTACTGCACTGATAGATTTGCTGCAGGTGTCTGCATCGGTATAATTCAGTACTTCTGCCAGGCTTACCGGCAGTTTTTTCTCTGCCAGAGTATTCTTGGCTTCTGCCATCAGTTCTTTTCTTGTGATCGCAGCCTCACGGTCTGAAAGCTCTTTTTCCTTTTTCTGCTGCATATACGCAGCTTTTTCCTCTTTGTTCATTTTTGCAAGCTTCTCTGCTTCAGAAAGCCTGTCATCTGTCAGAGCCTGCCATTTCTGCTGTGCATTGCTTACTGCTGTATCAATCGCTTTCTGCACACGGCGGTCGAATTCTGCCTGATTTCCCTCTCCTTTCAGGAAATCATCGAAACTCATCGGTTCTGTGCCTGCTCCCGGTTCTCCTTCGCCGCCTGTTCCGGATCCACCGCCATTGCCGCCTTCACCAGCCCCAGCACCGTCTCCTTCTGCAAAGATCTGTAATCTCATTGGCACTTTACAGTTGCACATAAAAAATCTGTTTTTCATTTTCTGTCCTTTCCGCCCAGCCTATCCGTTCTCACGTCCGGGCCATTCGTGTTTTATGGATCATCCTGCTTCTTTTACGTCTGGCAGAAAAAGACATAAAAATAAGACACCTGACCCCGTGCCTTAAAGGGAGATATCTGGATCACCGCCTTTCTACGGATAACCGTCTGCCGTTGAACTGTACCGTGTCGCCAATCTGTGCCACTTCATCGCCAATCTTCACCCCTTTCAGTTCTGCGTGTCCGTCTTTGTCCCGGTATAAGAATTTAATTGTCTTGTAATTGATCCGGCTCGCCAGCCAGTTCGGTGCAAGCCTGTCTGCGTCTTTTGTGACTGTGTAATGTTCTATCATTCCACAAACATCCAGTCATCTGCCAGCATATCAGCCTGAGAAGCGAGCCAGCCCATCTGTACACCGGAAGTCCCAACGAACGCCACCGCCATGTTGCCAATTGCATCATGCTCGCAGTTCACAATTTCTCCGTTTTGTGTTTTGTAAGAAATACCTGTTGCAAGCTGAATATACTGATTCTTACCATTCCAGCCTTCACGCTTTACTTTCTTACCTCTTTTCAGATATTTAATGGCTTCGCCAAAAGAAAACGTTGCTTTGCCGCCAAGTTCAGGGCAATTTGTTTCATCTGCAATAATCCATTCTTCTGAAACAATATTACTAAGCGTATATTCAACTCTCGCTGTTTTTCTGATATCCATCTCAATGCCATCTTTTGTATGTATGATGATTGTTTTTCTGCTACCATCCCAGTACCAGTAACCGCTCCAGGATGGAAGTTTCACTTTTTCTCCATGTTTCATCAACTCAAATGCTTTCGAAAATTTCATGTTCTTATCCTCGCTTTCTTAAAAATGGGTATAAAAATACCACCGGCCTTTCGGCTGATGGTATCAAATTACATTTGTTGCAGTATCCACAATTTCTGTTCCTTTTTCGAATACTATTTTTATTTAATAAATTCCACTGTTTTTCCAACAAAATCCTCTTGTGCTTCTATTGCGTCATCTCTATTATATCAGAACCAGCCTCTTTTGCAACCGTTTTGCCATCGCCCTTAACATATTTCGCATACCATTCTCTATAGTTCATAGACGCTGGTACAAGATAGGTCTTCCCGGTTACCGGATCTCTTGCCCTTCTCTTCATTCCCTCCAACATCTTTTCGCCTATGATAGCGATTGTTGTCGATCTGCACCATGGGTGCATGGGCGGGCAATTCTTTCCCGGCTGCTGATCTTTCACAAGGAATACTTTTCCGTCCAGTTCCCGGCAGATCTCCGATGTTCGAAGATCCAGTGTTGCAAGATACTGGTACTTATCAATTCCACATTCCTTGTAGGATTCCATTTCGAGCTGGTTGGACAGATAACAGCTTTCTGTTCTGATCAGCCTTCTTGCCTTACTGGATCCACCGGCAAATTTTTTCGTCAGCATTTCTGCTGTCTCTCTTTCTGTTCTGCCTGTGATCAGGTTCACGAGCAGGGCTTCTTTCACTTCCTGGGCAACTGCCCTGGTATTTCTCCAGACTCTCTCGGAGTAATTCATGCCAGACCACTTACTTTTCAATACCTTGTCAACTTGCTTTTGGTCGATATGGGAAAATGAAAATCCGAACCCGGTTCGTTGCTGAACGTCGAAGATTGACTGATTATATGCCTTTTCTGCCAGCTGGATATAATGAGCCGTTGTAATCGCCTGCTCCTGTTTATAGACCTGCTGCATGACAAGATCTATCTGCGTTTGCAGCTCTTGTAACCTCTGTATGCGTGCCTGGTATGCCGGAGCTTCCAATTCTGCAAGCAGATCTGCAATCTCTTGTTTTTGGCTGCTACTCTGCAACCTCTGACGCAGTTCTTCGATAGAAGTGCGATCCCTCAATGTATTCAAAAGCTGTAATGCTTCTTTTTCCGTCAGATGGTGTTTCTCCACATACTTCTTGAAGATATCCTGCATTTCCCTGCTCAGGTACAAGGATGCTTTGGCATAGACTTTGGCTACCTGGTCAGCCGTTTCTTCTGCACTCTGCATATGTTCCCACATCCGCTGTGCTGTCCTTGCCTGCCAGTACTTCTCATTCTTTGTCATTTCCGTTTTCTACATCCTTTTGACCATCCGTAGCATCTTCGGGAGAAAATGGCGTATTGGGCTGATTTCCGAACATTTCCTGCTGCCGTTTGACCGCTTCCTGTTCTTCCTCTTCGACTGCTTCCAACTCACTTTCTACATCATCCACGAATGGCACCTGTGAAAGCAGTGTTTTGCGGCTGACTTTTCCCCACAGGTTAGAAACAATCTGTGAGATTTCCAGCAGATTTTTCGGCATCGCACGCGTGAATACCGGTACAATTCCAGCTGTATCAATGTGGATCCCTGAACGTGTATTCAGGAAGTTTGCGAAAATCCTCAGCCTCTTTCTCAGTCCCTTCTTGTAATACCGGGTTTTGATTTTTGTGATATTTTCCATACCAAGCAGTTTAAATTCCATCGCAACACCACTTACATTGCCACCAAAACTTTCATCTGTCATGCACGGAATGTGGGAAAATTTGTGGATATCCTGCTCGATTGCCCTTTTCAGGATCTCTACGCCATTTTCATCGAACGTGCGTGTGAGATATTCTGCTCTCGCATCCGAAGGAAGTTCCAGAAGCTTTTCCTTTCGCAAGTGCTGCATGGCTTTCTCTCCAATACTCTGGTCTCCGTCCTGGTCCATTTCCTCATCGGAAAGTAACGTGCCGTACAATGCAAGGATTGCGTCCACGAACTGCTCCTTGTCGGTCACACGGTCGCTCATCAGCACATTGTAAGCATCAATCAGCGGGATCTGTAACTCATAGTCACCCAACGCCAGCTTATTGTTCTGGTATTCGATCAGCGGCACTTCTCCCTTGAAATGTGCCTCTGGCTGCTCGATCAGAGCCTGTGGTTCTTGGATGTCCTGAATGTCCAGCACGTACTTGTAATTCTGTGTCAGTACAGTTGCAACATATGTAATGTTCGTGCGGTCTGTGGAGTCAATTCTGGCATAATAATAGACACCAAAAAGCTCGTTCTGCTCTATGGTGTCATCGTATACCAGGAATGTATTCTCAGGCGGCAGATTCTTGATCGTCAGTTCTGTTTCGCCCTGCTTGGTGTATATGTACTCGTATGCCCTGCCATATACAGACAGGTCAAGGCCGTTGTCACCGTCCACTTCATCCGCCCCGGCGTGTTCCAGGGCATCTGTAAGTGCTGCGATATCATCCGGGCTTTTGTAACTGACCGGATTGCCGATGAAATAACTGCTGGCTGTATCTGCGATATCTTTTGCATGATTGCATACCAGCCTGTTTTCCCGGTCTTCGTCCAGAATCTTATGTCTGCCTTCGTAATAATTTTTCAGACCTTTCAGACGTTCATAACTTCTTCTATGTTTCATAATCAGATGCCTGATTGCCTGCTTGTCCGGATTTGTTTCATCCCACTTATCCGCAGGTATTGTAAAAACATGCATATTTTCTCACCGTCCTCTCTTAATGGAATCCCGCTTTTCGCTTACTCCGGATGATTGCTGTTTGATTATTCAAAATTGTGTATACAAAATAGCGTAATGCATCCATTGCGTGATCATGTTCTTTTACCGGTCTGTCTTCTCCATGTGCTGCTGCCGCTTCATCCCAGATATACGAGCCAAATTCCTGAATGGTATTTACACAGGAATCTGCAAATATGATTGCTTCCTGGTTCAGCTTCGTTCCTACAACACGAATGCCATCTTCTACGTTGTTCTTCGCTTTGACCACTTTGTATCCTCGCTTTCTCAACTCTGCAATGAATGATGCTGCAGATGGATCCACGATAATTCCCTTGATTTTCGTTTCTTCCAACCAGCTTTCCAGATCGTCTGCATACTCACTGTCTGTTTTCTGCTTCCCCTCTGTTCTGCCGGAATAATAATATTCCCGGATGCAGTACCAGACACCGTCTGTACCCTTGTTCCACAACAGAAATACCGTTGCATTCTGCGTACCGTAGTCGCACGATACATAGCGGCCTGACGGCAGCAGGCGGTCACAGAACGATAGAATGTTTTTGATATGTTTCGTCTTGTCGAACATATCATAGATGATACCCTCAGCCATGCACCACAATCCAAGAATATACCGCTGATAGAATACGCCGGAATACATTCCCCGGTATCTGATTTTCACTTTTTCTGACAAGCTTAAGTTATCATCCATCGTGAAATGCAGATAGATCAGGTTTTTCTTTTCTTTCTGGTCAATCCAGTTTTGCTTGAACCAGTGATACGGGCCATCCGGATTACAGTTGAACCAGAATTTTGAACCATCCACGGAACATCGTCCGGTCGCCTGGTTGACGAAGGACTCCGGCATTAGTGCAACCTCGTCAAAAAACACACCTGCCAGAGTAATTCCCTGGATAAGATCCTGTGATCGTTCGTCTTTTCCACCGAATATGTAGAAATAGTTCTCGACGTCACCTTTCGAGATGACAACAAGATTATCTGCTCGGTGATCCGAAACACGATAACCTCTTGATTTCAACATTAATTTCAACCAGAACAAAACGTTTCGTCTGAAAGAACCGATTGTCTTACCGCACATGGCGAAGTTCTGCCCCTGAAAGCTACTCATTGCCCACAGGACAAACGAAAGTGACATACTGACTGTTTTTCCCGAACGGATTGCTCCGTCCGCTATAATTCCGTCACAGTCCTTTACGGGCGATTCCTCTGTCCACCAGTTAAGAACCTGCCGCTGTTTCCTGGAAAACGGCTGGAAATGGAAATACTGCTTAGTTTTCTTCATCTGCCCAGTCCTCTGCGGCTGTTCCTTTCAGTGCCTCTAAGAATCCATCATCAGCGGCTTCTGTTTCGTCATCTGTCTGGGCTTTCGCCTTGATCAGATCCGTCTGAGCTTTCAGCTGCTCGATTCTCGCTTTCTGCTCTGCTTCATCCAGTTCTGTCCTCTGCCGTTCGTTCCAGCCCTTGAAATTGTTTCTCAGGCTGAACTGTGCACCATTTGCACCATCACGATCAAAAAGACGTTGCTCCGTGTATGCTTCCACCATGCTCTTCGCACGCGTTATCGTGTCAACGAACTCTTTCTTAGCCTGGTAGTTAAGCAATGCCATTCTGCTCGTAAAACCCAGTGCAAGAGCCAATCCTGTCACGGTAGGCGGCCTGCTGTTTATCGTTATCGGATGACCGAATTTGTCCATTACCGGTTCTCCGTTGCCATCTCTCAGTAATTCACCTTCACATTCTTTGAAATATGCGTCGATTTTTTCTTCAATTTCTTCCTTGCATTTATATTTTGGTGGCCGTCCGACCGCCTTTTTTGTAGCCATTACGCCACCTCCTTATTAATTCAATATTTCTTTCTCATCGCCCTGTCCATAAGGCGATTTTGTCTTGTTGATTTCTTTGCTGTTTCATTGTATTCCAACGAATTCAATGCTCTATCTGCCGCTTTTCTGTAATTTTCTTGTCTCTTTGTATCTTTTTTATACTCTGCATTTGAAACAGCTTTTGTTGTGGCTCCGTTGGATTCTACTCTTTGCCGGAACTCTTTTGCAGACATATTCAGAGGCGTTGGCTCTGGTGTTCCGCTGATTCCCCTCTGGTAGTAATTCTGACCATCTTTGCTCGTGAAATAATATCTGGTTGTTTCACCGTTATGCGTTACATCAAGCCCAGTTGTTTTCAGTCCGCTGCCAGAACCTCCGCCTAAATTGCTGTTGCTTCCACGTCCGCCCATATATCCTCCTTTTTTGTGCATAAAAAAGAGACCCATTTCTGAGTCTCTTTCAGCAAATATCCGGATTTCAACCGGAGCCTCCTCTATCAAGGCGTACTCACCCTATACGATCATTTGCCTCTTTTATTGTACCATTTGTCTGTTACACTTTCAACCATTCGTTTTTCTTTCGGTGTTAAATTTGCGGCACCTTTCGCCCCGTCATTTTCATTATGCAGATATCCGTGGTGCGTATGAGGTATCATGTTCTTATGTGGATGCATCAAGTCAATCTGCTTACTTCTTTTATTTTCTTCATCATAATACGTAATTGCAGATATGTTATCCCTGTTATCTATTGTCACGTATACTCGCCTATTTGTCATTGTTTCTATTGGAGTTTTTGACGACTTCGAATCATTATACCTGACAAATTTTATATTTCCAGATTCATGTAACGTCGTGTATTCCGTTCCATAGGCTTTTCCTTTAACGCTAACCCCACTAGAACTCCCTCTACCACCCATACCTTTCATTTTCTCCTTTTTCATCATCTCAAGAATATCGTTTTTTGATGTGTTGCTTTTTTCCATTCATTAAGCATTTCGTGATAATTTTTTTCAGCATTTTTTAAACTTTTGCTACTCTTTTCATTCAACTTATAAATTGCAACAACATTTCCATCCCTATAATGTACAACTTCAATTCTCTGTTTGATTGCCGTTGTCGGTCTTGTAACCTGAATCGGATTCCATTGATTATAAAAACGTACAGATAATTTATCAGAACCAGATTCAACGACTGCCTCCTGAAATTCTACGGCATTTCCATTCGTAAAAAAACCTGTTTTCCCTACTTTGGGTGAAAGTTCTGACAAATTATTAAACACCGTATTAGCATTGTTTTTTTTTAGATTTTCTAAAAACTTTGAAACACTCATCTTTCGCCCTAATGCCATTCCATTCGCTGCACCACTGGCAGCACCTCTACCACCCATTACATTTTGCCTCCTTGAATTTCTCCTGAAATGCCCGAATATGTACGATATTTCCCATACATTCTTCTGGTATATTTCCGTAAAAAATAATGGTCTCCGGTTCCAGTCTTCTTACCATCTCCCGATATCCCTGTATGAATAATTCTTTTGCTTTCTTGCTCTTCTGTGTTCCAACGCTGGATACGGCTACTGTTCCGTTTGTAGGTTCTCCATCGAAACACCATTCGTAAGAATCCGGTGTACTCCAGCTTATCGTTGGTATTACATCCACTCCATTTTCCTGTAAATACGCTCCGATCCAGTGTTTTCGGTAATGGTTGTAGATTTGAATGATTTTCGGAAAATCCGTATACATGGAGAAATCCGGTGTCATTACATACCGGAACTGCTGTAAGATCGGCAGGTATTTGTTTGGCTGGTTCCAGATACGATTGAACTGGTAGTCATCCAGAAAAAAATGTACGCCTTTCCCCTCCTTGTCCTTACAGGTTCTGCAATAGTTGAATCCTATAAATTCACATTTCTCAAACTCTGTAGGTTCTAACAGCGGTATTCCATACTCTCCAACGCCCTCATAGATACGGTGCTGCAAATTCTCGTAACTCTGCATATTTCTTGCCATTCGTCTCACCTGCCTTTCTTGACAATAAAAAAGCAACCCTAAGGCTGCTTTGATGTTACATAATGTAAATTTACAAACCACTAAATATTATATAGGATATAAATGTCATAAAACCTGAAAAAACTATTGCCATCGAAAATGCCATAATTATTTTCTTCCAACTATCAAACATTATATCTATATTATATTGTTTTTCAATAACAGAAAAACCGATAGAAAACCACATAATAGATCCAACCGTGCAGAAACAAATGGCGTATAATATACTTTCCATAAAATCCCCCGATTCGTTGTCATGATTCTCATCAACGTCATCTATATCCTCTGATTCAAATTGCAAATCCTCACTCAATGAACCTAACGTTTCCAATTGTTGCAATGCATATTCAATATCCACGCCCCCCTCTTTTGCCGTTTCATAAAGCTCTAAAGCTTTCATCATATTTTCAAGTTTTTGTGTGTTAACTTCTTCTTTTTCCTTTTCCAATTCAATTTTTTCTTTTTCAATAGTTAAATCCAATGTCTTAGCTTCGCGTATAGTTCCAATAATCCCTGGCAATTCAACATCTTTTACTTTTCCACCTGTTATTGTTATCATAAGAAAAATCAATGGCAACTTTGCTTTATCTAAAGTCGACACAACATTTTTTAATTTCATTCTGACTGAACCAGGAGAATTTAAATTAATAGTTGTCGATATATCATCCGCATTTGAAATGGAACACACAAACTCTGTAAAGCTATACATAAGTTTAGATATTTGTCTTGGTTTTAAAGGATTCACCTGTCTCACATTAATCGCAATGTTCAAATCACCTTTGTAAGCATAACAATCATACAAACAATTTAATATATCTCTATCATAATCATTAAGATTACTAAGTCCATGATAATTAGATATTGCCTGTCGCAAATTATAGCTCATTGATGCAGGAGATATTACTTTTAAAACTTCAATATGTCTTCTTTTTCTGTAAGGACATTTTACCTGCATAATTTCTTTTTCGCCATTATCAATCTTAGGAATTACTGCTAGCTCATCTCGTGCTTCCTTTCCTTCAACTTCATAATATTCTCCAGCCTTAGCGATTGCTATTTTCTCACTTCTTCTGTTTGGGATTAAAATATAATCCCCCTCTTGAATATCAAAAATAAAACTCTTGCATTTATTAATTGCTCCAGCAGGTCTTAAATCCCCATACCAATTCTTAATAGATTCTTTTAGAATTTCTTCTTGTTTCTTTCCAAAATCTGTTTTTTGAGTAATAATATTCCACCCCAATGCAACAAATTTGTCCGCTATAAACTCTTCAAAAAAAAAATCCTTTCTTAGTTCGAATCATCCAGAAATTTTTATCCTGATCTATATTTCTTACAGTATATCTTAAAGCATTATTAATAATATTTGCTTCCGCTAATTTCTCTCTTGCCATTTAATCCTTTTCCTTCCTGCATACATTTTTTCTATCATACTACAAAACGCCCCATATTTCTACAGGACGTTTTAAAAAATGTATGTGGTTGGATGGTTTAAATCCAGTCGGAACAGAAGGACTCGAACCTTCGCCCTTGTCTACTCATGAGACTGCTCTCGCCGCTGAGCTATGTTCCAATGCTGCCGGGCTGTTGAAACCCGGCAGATATACAATATACGGAGGTAAATGAAAAGAACCAATCATGTCAGCATCATTCCCAAATTGGATTAAACCCATTATATTATATGTTTAGTGTACTAGAGTGTACACTTTAACAAATTTTTAAATTTTGCAAAGCTCTTCCATGAATCTTAATCGCTCCTTCTCGTGAATATCCCATTCTTCTCCCAACTGCTATCCAGCCCAGCCCCCACAGATACCGCAGTCGCAGCACCCTCTGCTCATCCGGGTTCTCCATACGTCTGATTGCCAGGTCGATCTGTTCACGTGTCCTTGCTTTTTCCAGGCGTTCCTGTTTCAGCCGATCAATCTGCTCATCCAACAGCACCATGTAATCCGACAGATCGGACTGCTGGCTGCCTTTCGGCATCCCGTCATTGACCATGGATGGAAACATCTGATCCATCCGGAGCCTCTGGATCTCTTCCAGGATCTCACGCTCCCTCCGTTCACATTCCCGGTATCTTCGCAGGAACTCCTTTTTCTTGTCGTTTTCCGTCATCTCCACCGGCATCGCCTCCCCTCATGCATTTCCTTGCTATTATTTCCAGGATTTCACCGTCTTCATCATCGGTGTGTTCTATGTAATGTTCTATAATTTTGACTGATGCCAGTTTTGTCATCTTGCTCTTTACTGCGGCTGGTTCATGGAATCTTCTGGCTGCATCAGCATCAACACTCTGCTCCAGATGATCATAATGTGCTTTACGTTTTACATTTTTTTCTGCTGCTTTCATCGCTCATCTTCCCGCCCCTTTCATGAACGCCTCAACCATGGCTTTTTTCCAGCTTCTTTCGTATTGTCCACAGCAGTATGCGTTCACTGTAACATCTCTGAACTCTTCACTCTTCGGGCACACACAGATCCCTCTGCTGTCGTGGTATCTGCATGTGCTGCAGTTCTTGTTATTCTTCATTTTTTATTTCCCCTTCTGTAATGATTTCAAAAATTCTGCCAGTTCCATTTCACTGTTGGGATATTTGCTGTAAGCTTCTCTTACATTCCACTTAGGAACTCCATTTTTCTTTTCAGCCTCCGGACCTCCTACCAGATGGAAATAACAGCTTTCTCTTTCCGGAATGTGTTCATTGCCCGGAATGATATATGTTTCCGCGATCAATCTTGCCCCGTTGTCAAAATCGTACTTATAATATTTACATCCAATATTCTCGTCTTCGTACCACAATCCCCATTCTTTGTATTTTCTGAGCCACGCTCTCCGCTGTTCATTATTTTTCAGCACTGGAAGCCCTGGCTGTTTCCCACCTTCGTGGTACTGCAACGTTTTATGGTATATCGCCATGTTCTTTTCCTCCCTGTATAGCTTTGTTCAAATCTCTCAGACATTTCTCACATGTTCCATTCACCATCATCGAACACGATCGGTATCCATCTTGGAACGTGGAAATCATTGCTCGGTAACATTGTTCTATTTTCTGCCCTTCATACTGCTCAAAATACGAACATTCCTCTGTCGGATATAAGTTGCCGCCCCTGCACCAGTGTGCCTGCTCTCCTGGTTTATGACTGTCTGACCACAGATGCCTTTCCGGATAATGATCCGTGTATGGATCTTCCTGTGCTCTGTAATCGTCATAACACCCTCCGTAGGGACATCGCTCCGACCAGTAGTAGAGGCAGTAATAACACAGGCAATCACTGCAAGTCACCATTCTACTCATCCTCCCTGTATGGCTTCGGCAGCGGCATCCAGGCATTGACGAACAGGTCATTTGCCAGACAGGTATCTTCGTCGAAGCAATCCCCCAGATACCATGCACCGCCTAATTTTTCATCGTCCACGTATCTCCCAACCAATGGAAGAGAAAAATTTTCAAACGACATCAGCACATAATCATCATTTTCCGGCAGTCTCTCTGTTACCGGGATCCATCCGGACTCGCTAACCGTATGGGATTCCAGACGGTTTCCTTTTGTATCTTCAAGCACATTGCCGATCACACTTACTTTTTTGTACCAGTAGCCCAGATCTTTTCTGTAATTTGTTTCCTCTGGAAAATCAACATAAAATCCTGCTGTATATTTTCCATGTCTGACAACAGCCGTATATTCCCCATACTGTACAATGTCATTTTCCCAGATTTTCTTACCATTCTTATCACACAATCCTGTATACTGGCACAATGTTTCCGGATTGATCTCATACAGTCGAAGTCTGTTTGACATACCCCAGTCTGTCATTTCGTCCACTGCAATCAGATGTTGCAACGGTACAGGATGCCATTTATAATCTTCTTTGGAACAGTATGCGGTCTCTCTCATACTGCAATAGAATCCCTCTACCCAGTAATTCGTATCTTTTAATTTTGCCTGGAACAGTATGTCTCTCATCCATCCACCTCCTCTTTCCTGTCTTTGATTGCAAGCCCTAATTTTGCCGCCGTATACCCTATTGCAGTCAACTCCGAATCTTTCAATCTCAGTTTGCTTAATTACTTCCATGAAAAAGAGCTACTTACTTTTACAGTTGGAAATTTCTTCTTAACAAGTCTCTTAATTTGATATGCTTCTTTTTTGTAAGCTTCAAGTTTTTCATAGAAATCATCTTTCGACATTTTGTTGATGTGTATATAATCCTGTTCTCCCAATTTATTTCCGTAGATTAGGCATATTGCAATCCACACACTATACTCATCCTCCCAGAGTGACAAATTTATTTCAATCGGAGATTTTTTGTTGCATAGTGTTGTCAACAATTTGTTTTTATCAATAAAACTACTCATAAATACCTCTCCAATTCTAATTTAGCACTTTAAAATTATAACCGCTTTTAATAAATTCCATTGTCTTTTCATGATTTATAGCGTTATCAAGCACAACGTAAATAGTTTCAAAATCTTCTTCGGAAAATTTTCATATCTTCAACATTCTTCATTGTGTTCCACCTCCACTTTCCGGACCTTGTACCGGGTTCCAAAGCCCGGCATCGGTCCTTTTCTCGTTCTCCTGTACATTTCGTTTTTCCCGCGGTATTCCACCACCCTGACGGTATCCTCACTAACTCCCAGCCGCCTTGCCAATGCCGCTGCCGTATCCTCAACGATCAGCGGCAGTTTGTATTCATCCGCAGTCACTGCCATCCATAAATACCGCTGTTTCCCTATCATGCAAACGGCAGCTCTTCGTCAAAATCTTCCGGAATCGTCATAAACCCGTTCTCATCTACCGGCATCGGCTCCGGTCGTTCCTGGCTGCTCTCTTCCCGGTTTCTCTGTGCCGCCGCTTTGCTTTCCGCAAATTCCTGATCCTCAACCACCACGTCTGTTGTATAGACCTTGTTGCCATCTCGGTTGGTATAGCTCCCGGTCTGGATGCGGCCGGTTATCACTACCTTCAAGCCCTGGCGGAAATACTTTTCTGCAAACTCTGCACTGCGGCCAAACGCCACACAGCTGATAAAATCAGCACCCGCTTCGCCTTCACGCTTGTAGCGTCTGTCAACTGCCAGCGTATAGCGTGCAATTGCCGTGTTGCTCTCTCCGTTAGAATTACGCATCTCCGGGTCTCTGGTCAACCGTCCCATTAAAATTACTTTATTCATCGTTTTTGCTTGCCCCTTCTACAATTTCAATTGCTTTGTCGATTGCAACTTTTTCTCCCATTTCTCCCTCCATACATTCAGCAGTGTATTTACATAACACACAGGAAATATTCTTGCACACATCTTCCTCTTTCATTTCCTGCAACTGTTCCACAACCTTGTCCGCATCAATCAGTCGCATTCCCTCCACCCCCTTCCACAATTTTCGCAATTTCTGGATCATCTTCGATACAATATTTTTCAAATAAATGATCTTCCAACTGTTTCATAACTTTGTCTGTATCAAATGCAGTTGTCTGGTTCTTAACGCATTTCATTGCTTTAACATAACCTTTATGCATCGAATTAAATAAATGAATACTTTCTTTATCCATCTGTTTTTCCAATAAATCAACGTCAATCAGTCTCATCTCATTCTCCTTTCTCTTGCTGCTGACCGGAACATCATCAATAACATTTCCGATACCGGTCTTGTCCGATTATGTCGTTTTGCTTTTTTGATACAGGTCAGATCGTTATTTCCCGGTACATAGATCCCTACATGATGCGGGATTTCCAATGCTACTGTTTCATATACTTTTTCCGGCATAACAATGTAGTTGTAATCCCCGATAAAATTCAGACCATGCCCCGAACGGAAATCTTCGACGGATGATTTCACTTCATAGCACCAGAAATCACCCTTTTCAATTCCGGAAACGGTATTGTTGACCGGTTTAAACAGCATATAATCCACCCGTACAGCGTGGCCTGTGGCATAATCAAATGTCACTTCCTTAGCCCAATAAACCCTCGTATCCCGCTTAGGGTCTATGTGGCTTTCCAGCAGCCCAGATAATTCTTCCGTAATTTCACGCCTGCTTTTCTCCTTCTTCACACATCTACACCCTGCTCTCTCAACGCCTGCATCCAGACTTTCTTAACTTCCTCCGGGCAATGTGCCATAGCGTCGGCCCACGTCGGCCATCGTCCGTGCTCATCATAGAATTTATATTGATATGCAAGGCTATCGCGGTTGTGTGGCTGCTCTGGGCTATGCTTTACCGCACATTCCGTGCAAGCCCCATCCGGCATTTTGCCGAATAGTGTCATTCCATGTCTCTTTTTCAAATATCCCATGTCTATTTCTCCTCATCCTCCAAATAATCAAATATCGTCCGCTGTCCCGACATCGGTTTCTGTGCCTCTTTTGTACCACTTTCATTCAGAATAATTTTTCTGAATATGCTTTCAAATATCGGAACCGCAATACTGTTTCCTGCTTGTGCATATAGTGCCGTATAATATCTCCCCCTGCGTCTGTGTACTGCTTTGGCTGCCTCAAAATCTGCATCTGTATACCCCATTAACCGCCAGCATTCACGCTCCGTTAGATACCTGTATCTTCCGTTTCCACAGTCAATTACCTGTGCTGGTGTGCGGTCCTGCCTGGTTGTTATGGTATATGCATAATCTTTAATGACTGTTGCTCTCCGAATACTTTTCTCTCCGATACAGGAAAGAATAGACGGCTGTGTTACATCATATACATTTGAAACCTTTTCGTTATCTTCCAAAAAATCATTAATACTTCGCATTGGTGTCCGGATCAGGCTGTCAAAATCGAACTTTTCACCATTCAGGCCGCTGATTGTGAATACTCTCTCACGTGCCTGTGGCAGTCCAAATTCTCTCGCATCCAGAACATCATAGCTGTTCGTGTATCCTAATCGCTCCATCTCCTTCTGATATTTAACGAAATTTTCAATCATATGTTTCGATGTGACATTTTTGACATTTTCCCATATTACATATCTGGGTTTCCATTTTCCCATCTGTTCAATGATATGTATTGTTTCCCACATCAGGCTTGATCTTGTTCCGCTGCCCTGCTTTGCTCCTTTTCCACGGTTTATTCTTCCGTCTGACGCTCTTGCTTTTCCCTGGTGTCCAGCAATGCTCATGTCCTGGCATGGACTTCCGTGGATTAGGATATCTGGCTTCAAATTCCATCCAACAACACTCTGTGTTTTATATGCCAATTCCTCACGGAACATTGAATTGTATGAACGTACCGCCTTTTCGTTGATTTCCACATAGTCAATTGCTTTCGTCGGAATACCGAGGTTGCGGAGTGCACATCGCGGACTTCCGATTCCGCCAAACAATTCCAATATCTGAACTGGTTTTTCTACTATTTTCATGGCATACACACCTGTGCATTGCAGTCACGGATCTGGATCTGTGTATTTGTGCAGGGCTTCCATTCCTGGATGTATTCCAAGGCTTCATAGTAGCGTTTCTTCGGCATGTTGTTGCGGGCGTTGACGTGGAAATAGTGTTTCAGGTCACGGTTGCACTCCGCGAATACTTTCTTGCCGATCTCGTTGTAGGCATTGCTGTGCTTGCCGCCCAGTGCGTCCAGGACCGCCTTGTTGACCTCATCGCCGAGAACTGTCTGCTGGCCGTAGTCAATGGTCATGTGATTCTCCAGATCTGTCACACGGTTGTCAATCTTCACCAGCTTCTTATCATGCATCAGGATCGCTTTCATCTCTGGCGAATATTCGTCCATGTCATAGCTACCAGTCTTGCGGATCGCTGGCAGCACTTCTGATGTCACCCAGCGTTTGAAACGCTTCGCTGATTCTAATTTGCTGCTGAGAATGAGTGAGTATAATCCTGACTCATTAATAATAGTCACCTTCTGATTTCCTCCAGGGGTCATCATTTTGGTGACCCCTTTGTCTTCTGGATCAACGTGATCAGAAACGGCATTTGCTAATGATTTCCCTTTTCCGTATCCTAACGCCTCAGCCACATCTTTCCCCACAAACCACACTTCCCCGTCTCTCATCACGGTTCTGATCTGCCCAAATTCTTCATTTTCAAAAATCTTCAGCTGTCCCATATTGCCTCCTTACTCGTTCAATGTTCTTTCCAGTGCGTCAAAATCATAGTCTCTTTGCGGAAATGCATTGAATGTATTCTTTACGGTTTTCTTTTCCTTCTTCTTGGCTGCTGGCTGCTTCTTGATTGGATAGAAGCTCTTCCAGCCGCTTACAGTCGCTTTTCTGACAATCGCCTCCATCTCCCTCGGATCCGTTGACAATTCCTTAAGATCCTCTTTCAACAGCTTCACCTGTTCTTCTGTGATCCTTGCACCTTCCTCTCTCCTGGTCTTCAGGAACAGCAGGAAGGCTTTGTTCAGGGAATCATCAGAAAAATAGGAATCCGGCGGAGCCGTATCTATATCTATATATTCTTTTTTCTTTTCCTTTCCTTTTGTGTTATTTTTCTCGGAATTATCCTCTTTTTTCTCGGAAAAACCGCTTTTTTTCTCAGAAGAATTTAAAGAAGGGTTCACTTTAATAAAGGTTTCGGTCTCTTCTTCCGAAAGAAGCCAGAACCTCTCGGCTGTGATCGGCGTTTTCGTGGCTCTGGCTTTTACCATCGCCTGATAACGCCTCTGTATCCCGGCAGAGGTCAAGACCTTGTCCGACTGGAAAAGTGTATCGTCAAACAGTGACCGTTCCAGCAAGAAGTTCAAGACCTGCTTCACCTTGTTGCCATCCATGTTCAGGTCGTCCGAGATGATATATTCAAAATCATCGTCAACCTGTAAGTAATACCCTGTCTTGTAGATCTCACATAGGAGATACAGGTACAGGACAATCCCATCCGCCCCATAGCGGGCTTTCAGGATCTTTATCTTTCTGTCTGAGAAGAATTCTGCATCCATCCGGAAAAAGCGGTTCCCTTCCTGCTTCTTCCTTGCCATACCAGCCTCCTGTTTCTCTTTTTATGTATCGAGCTGCATCAGCGTAACGCTTAAATGCGTATCATCATGGTATGCGATGCCGTTCAGGGCATCCAGCACAACCTTTGCGATGTTGTCACTGTCCGGCTTCTTTGCCGGCCAGATCTTCCCTTCCAGCATCTCTGCCCTTTTCTTCTTCGAGATGCTCTTAGGCGGCTCAAAATACGCCAAGATATTAGCAACCACATACGCATCATCCGAAAACCGTTTCTGTCCGTATTTCTGTTGGAAACAGGTCTTGATCAGGTTTTCGTACAGCACCGTCTTTTCCGGTGTCACGCTGCTCATTTTATCGCTCTTGCTGTTGTGGAATGTTCTCGCCCGGGCTTTGCCCTGCGGCTTGCCCGGTACGGTGAACGTGAATAACTTTGGTTCTTCGTTATTGTTCTGACTGTTCATTTTCTACTTCCTTTTTACGTAAGCGGCCATTCCGGTGAGGTTAACGGGATGGTCTGTTTTAATTATTGAAGAACATATCTTCCATGCTCATCTGTTCCGAAGCATCTGCCTCTTTTGGTGGTTCTGCTGCTTTCGGTACATCCGTCTTTGCTTCCGGGACTTCCCTGTATTCCTGCTCTGCCACCGGTTCTTCCTTTTTTACGGAATCGACATACTCAGCTTTTCCGTCCTCGTGGATCACTGCCATGTCCTTGTCCAGGGCGTTCTGCAGGTCGATGCTCATAATGCCCCATTTGCTGATGATCTGGCGGAGCATGGTCTTCAATGCCATGCTGTCAAAATCCTTGAACCAGAAAGAAGAATATTTCCAGAGGTCTTTTTCCGGGATCTGCCCGGCTTCCAGGAGTTCCAGCGATCTCGCCCCGCCATTCCCTCCAAACGCCTGAGAATACTTTTCGGCGTGTGCCAGCATCTTCTTCTTCGACCAGTACATTGTCTTTCGGAATCCGTTCTCATACTCGAACATGGCATAATAACCGGCTGTAGGTGTCTCGTCACGGATGATGTCATCCTCGATCAGGTTCACTTCAATTTCTTCGTTCAGGGGATCGTAGTGGAGAAGCTCCCCTTCTTTGATCGCCATGACGTTCAGGCGTTTGTAGTATCCGGAACGCACTGCCAGCTGGATATAACCCTTATACCCAAGCTGGAACTGTGCTTCCTTGCAGCCTTTTTTATTGTTCTTGAACGGGACCATATAGAACTGTCCGAGCTGTGGGGATGGTGAGAGGTTCAGTGCTTCACCGAGTAATGCAGCTGACAGGATGCTCTGGTTCGTGCATTCCTGCAAAGCCGGTGTTGTCTGTACTGCGGAAACGATGCTGGAGACGAATCTGGTGGCATTCTTGCCGCCGACCACGCTGTTGATCTGCTTCCTCACTGCTTCCTGGGACATATACGTTGCCATGCTGCTTCTTGTCTGTCTGTTTGCAAGACTGTTTGCTACTGCCATGTTTTATTCCACCTTTCCAAACTGAATGTTGTTGCGGATCAGGTATTCTCTCAGATCCATGATCTGTTTCTTGGTGCCGCGTACACGGAAGTCAAGTGTCCAGATCTCTTCCTGTACTTCTGTAGTGTTCTCTGCTTCCTGTGTTTCTGCCGTAGTTTTCGGTACTTCTGCCTTGCTGTCTTCTTTGTTTTCCGCAGTAGCGGATGTTTCTTCCTGCTGTACTGCCTTTCTGGATGCCTCTTCTTTTTTGGCTTTCTCCTCGGCTGCTTTTCTCTTTCGCTCTTCCAGGGCTTTTTCCATTTCTTCCAGGCGTTTTCCCTCTCTGAGTGCTTCCGAAAGGCTGTAGTTTTCTATATATTTCAGGACAGCCTTGTCACGGAAACGTTCCGGGAGTTCCTCAAGTGCTTCCATTTCTTCAGACATACGGTTGAACAGCGAATGGTAAGCGGTTTCCAGATGCTTGTCCGTGATGGATTTTTTATACATGCTTTCTTTTACTGTTTTCTCGAAAGGGATAACAGAACGAAGATCCCCGACATACAGGTCATAATATTCACGCATCTTTTCCGTTTTTTCGCTGCGGTACTTCTGCTCGATCTCGTACAGCCCGTCATCGATCACTTTGACCGCACTGCGTACTGGTTCCAGCACTTCCTTCACCTGTGCCTCAAATTTTTCATAAGGTGCCGCATAAAATTTCTTTACCTGCTTTCGTTCTTCTTCGAACGCCTTCACCAGTCTGTTCAGGGTCGCCCTGTCCTTACGCATCTCTGCGGTCTGGGAATCTGTATAGGCAATGGATGCATATTCCTGTGCCTTCTTCTGGATCTCTTCCTTCAACTCGCTGCTGTTCCACTGGATCTCCGGGAGCGTCCCCGGCTCCATCTTGGTCGTGATTCTTAATTCCATGTTTACCTCCTGTCATATCTCCGGCAGTATCCTGCCCGGTCTTATGTTGTGTGTTACCTGCTGCCAAAATTTCTTTTCTTCCTGCAAGAGCATCGCAAGGTCTTCTTCAACGTCAGAACGTTCAATGAAATAGTGGCGGACGGCTGTCCGCCTGTCTCCTTCCCAGTCCGACCGGATGTGTGCCCTCAGCACTGCAAACTGGTAACCTGTCACCAACAAATAGTGGAGCACCTGAATATAATAGTTATCCGGTATGCGGCCATCCCACTTGCCCCACTGTGCACTGTTCATGATGTTCGTGGTCTTGATCTCCAGGATGCCTTTTCTGCCTTCCTGGTCGGTCAGCTCGCCGTCAAGTGAAGCCTGCATGAATGGATATTCAACACTCCGCAGGATGCGGTTCTCGTGATACAGGACTTGATATTCCGGAAAGTCCAACGAAAACAGCCTGCGGATCAGCGGCTCTGCTTCCGTTCCATATTTCACATACGGCTTATCAGATATGTCCTTCGGCATCCGTCTCCCGGTCTTCTCATCAAATAATTCCACGTTGCTCTTGTATGGGTTCAATCCCAATATCGCAGCCGCATCCGAACCGCCGATCCCAAGCGTGCGGCTTTCCAGCCACGCCGCATGGTCAGCATTTTCAATGATTGTATAGCTCATACTTGAATTTTCAGCCTCTCTGCCCTATACTGTAGTTGTCTTTTTATTTGTGTCCCGGATCGCCCGCCAAAGCACCGGGACTTTTTACTACCTCGAGTGTCGCTTTCTCAACGATCACCGATTCTTTCGTCTCTTCATTTATTGCATGCACATAGATGCTATTATGGTGCCAGATCCGGTACTTGTCCGAATCAATCCCGGCCAGTTCCAGGATGGCTCTGGCTTCCTGGTCTTTCCCTTCGCTTACTCCGATCATTTGCTTTCCTCCTCGCCCTCGATCAGGCTGTCCAGATACTCGACCATTACTGGAAGTTCTTTTGTACCAAGATCCATAATACAGTATTTATAGAAATCATACCCTCTATTTGCACCCCATCCATGTTTTATTGCAGTTACGGTGACCATTATTGAATAATCAAGATTGTTAATATCCAGACTGACATAATGTTTTCCCTGTTCATGAATTGTCAGTACCTTATCCAGTAATACACCAATCCATTTTCTTCTCTCTTCTGCTGTCATTTTGTCCCCGCTTTCCATGCCAGCTGTTTCAACTGCTCATACAATTTGTTGAATGTCTCTTCTTCAATCCCTGAAAACGTAATGCCATCGCCTGTATATGTATCACCTACAAACAAAATGTTTCCCATGATTGGGGAGCCGTGTTTGTCGGTTTCGTACAGATAGCAGCCAATCGGGTTAAGCTGAAGTTTATTCTTGAGCAGAAACTCTTCGTCAACCAGCATAGCCACACACTTGCTGTTTTCACGTTTAACTTCTGTCGTATGCCCTAATTCGTTATACAGTCGTCTTGGCATGACGTGCTCAATCATCTCGCATCCGTTCCCGATCAGCTCACAGAGCTGTCTATTCTGCTCTCTTATCGTTCCCTGTGGGAAATCATGCACGGTCACTTCCAGATCCGTACTAACCTTAATAATCTTGCTCATTCTGCTTCCTCCTTGCTCACCCACATCAGCACACGGATCAGTACCGCACACCACACGGTAATTGTGGTTCCTACAATATCGCGTTCACAAATCGTGCTGTACTTTCCCAGCCACCAGAAGGCAAATATTGCTGCCGCTGTGGCTACGATCGGGGCGAGTACAGCCGCTCCTGTTGTTTCTTCCGCTTCTTCTGTTACTTCTGTTTCTCTTCTTTTCATCTGCTTTTTATCTCCCTTCAATCAGTGCTTTCATCAAAAGATGATTGTCGATCTTCAATGTGTCTTTCAAGATTAACAGCTCTCCGATTGTCATGGTCTCCGGCTGCCGTCTTCGCTTATACAGCGTACTTTTATTGATGCCGGTTTTGACTGAAAGCTCTTTTACTTTGATTTTGTTTCTTGACATTCCGCCGTCAACGGCTTCTCTCAGAAAATCAAGACGCTCGTCTGTTTTGGGCTGACAAAAATTGCTTTTTGGCATCTTATCACCTCACTTTTTCGTTTCTCTACCCCGCTTTCTGCTCTTCGAGAGTGTCTCTGGCTCTCAGAATCTCTGCGTTGCTTCTGATGATTGCCAGGCTTTCTTTGTCCAGCTTTTTCAGAATCGTAACTGTTTCCTGCAACAGCTTCTTTTTCGTTTCTCTCATTCGATTCTCTCCTTTCTGTATTGGCTTGCCATCATCGGCGACCACGTTGCCATCGTGATCGGACGGGGACTCTGCCCCGTTTCGGCTGTTTTATTTTTATTTGTTCTCTCGAATATCTTTGATCGAACCTTCGATGTATGTTCTTCCTTTCAATCTTTCGAGCGGTGCGAGTGCTTTCTCAATCTCTTTAATCGCTACTCCACTTTCTCCTGTTTGAATCAATCTATCAGCAACATCATCCATTAATGTAATGTCGATGCATGTTTCTCCGATAGCTTTTCTTTTATCTGTAATAACCTGTGTGTCATATGTAATTGTGATTGTTTTCATTTTATTTACCTCCTGCGTTTTGCTATTTCGTTGACCTTGGTTACATTATACTTTCCCCCGGTTACTTTGTCAATACTTTTTTGTTGCCTTTGGTTACTTTTTTTGTTGACTTTTTGTTCGTGCGGTGTTATTCTAAGATCAGAAAATAGAATGAAGGGAGGCGAATGAATGACGCAAGGTGAGCGTGTCAAAGAAATCCGAAAGAGCTTAGAAATGACAATGGAGCAATTCGGCAGTCGACTCGGAGTTACTAAAGTAGCAATCTCCAGAATCGAAAAAGGAGAACGCAATCTCACAGAACAAATGAGCCGAGCGATATGCCGTGAATTCAATGTCAGTGAAGAATGGCTGAAAACAGGTGATGGAGAGATGTATCAGCAACTCTCAGAAGATGAGGAAATAGCTGGTATTGTTTCAGATCTGTTAGAAGAAGGAAAAGACAACGCTTTTTACAGTATAATTTTGGAGATAGTCAAAACGTACAGCGAACTATCTCCCGCATCACAGAAGGTACTTATGGAAGCGGCTGAGAAACTGGCTGACAATTTGGCAAAAAAGAAAAGGGACTAACGTCCCTCTCTTCTGTCAAAGTGCTTCTTAATGATTATGTAAACCTGTTTCAAAAAGGTTTCATCAGAAGCGTTCAGTTTGTTAATCAGTTTTATAATCTCGTTTTTGTAGTCCATCTTATGTACCTCCCGATCACGTTTTTTTCAAACATTTGTTCGAAAAACTTTGGTTTTATATTATCACAAAAATATTTGTGATGCAACTGTTTTCGAACATTTGTTTTAGTAAAATTTTCCTTTCATCTTAACAAACGTTTCAGGAGGAAAAAAGTTGTGCGTTGTCCGGAATCCCGGACGCTTTTTGAAAATCACTTATATTCAGACTCATAAAGATCTGAAATTGTGGTTTTCAACCCTGCTGCCAACTGTTCCATAGTTGCCAGTGTAGGGCATACCTGACCGGTCACTATGTCACCGATCGTAGACCGGGGAACACCGGTCATAATTGCCGCCTGCCGGATTGACAGGTGGTGCTGTTCTAAGAATTGAGATAATAATATTTTCATATTGTTATCATTCCTCTATGCAGCGAAAAATATACAAAAGGATAAAAACAAATGGATGGATACCAATATGAACATCATTGTGCAAAACTCTTGAAACAAAGAGGATTTAGGGATGTTACGGTCACAAAAAGCAGTGGAGATCAAGGAATTGATGTCATTGCTTATAATGAAAACGTCAAATACGGAATACAATGTAAATATTATTCCTACCCTGTTGGCAATCAGGCTGTTCAACAAGCGTATGCTGGAGCAAAATTTTATGATTGCAATATAGCTGTTGTTATGACCAATTCAACCTTTACCGAACCTGCAAAAGAACTTGCTAAAAAATTGGGTGTACAACTATGGGAAAAGTCTTATATTCCAAACGGCAACGGAAGCTTATATAAAATTATTCGAGCTATAAATGTAATCTGTCTGTTGGTCAGTATCTTCGGCTTTTGGCTCATGAAAGGATCTGAACATTCGGCAATCACTACCTATAATTATTTTAATATTATAGTTCTCGCAGTTGCTTCTGCGATAGGTTTGCTATATTATCGCAGTTTAGTTGCCAGCATGTTCGTCAGTCTTTTATATTTGATTTTTGCCATATCGCAGGTCATCTTCTCTGTGGTTCATAGCAACTTTTCTACTTATGAAATTATAGCATGTATACCAGCTGTATTATATATGATTCATACGGTACGCCTGCTATCTGAACCATTGTCAGAAGAAGAGAGAAAAATCATTGCAAATAAAAACAAACCCCAAAAAACTCCAGCAAGCGAAGTAGATAAGCTGGAACTGGATCGTAAGATTCAGGATAACTTATATCACTTAGGTGACTTGTATATTCCAATTCTTAACGAAAAATTACATTCTGTAATCACTTTAAAAAATGCACTGCAAACAGAAAATGGATATTTATTTGTATATATTTCTGATAAGCCAATATCTTTCGATCTATCCGCAATAGAAACTGAATTCAATATAAATTTGCAGGATTATTACCAGATACGCCCTATCAGTAATACAGAATTCCAGATTTTGCAGCGTGAAAAGTAAAATACAAGGAGAAAATGAGATATGAAAAAAGAGAAACCTACAACAAAACTTTGCAAACATTGTAAAACCGAAATACCATATGATGCGAAGGTCTGCCCTAATTGTCGTAAAAAGCAAAAAGGCGGAAAACTTAAATGGATCCTGATTATTGCAGTTGTGGCAGTTATTGCACTGCTTATATATGGAAGCGGAAATTCTTATAAATTAAGCGAAGATGCAAGCAATATGTCCGAAAAAGACTATAAAGCCGCATGTGGCGAAATTGAATACAAAGAACTTGCAAGATCTGCTGAAAAATATAAAGGAAATAAAGTAAAATTCGAGGGACAAATACAGCAAGTTGCTTATGATTCAGAAAATGGTGAGTCTGAATACCTGATACATGTTACAAAAGATGACTTGGGATTATGGTCTGACAGCATATATGTATATTATGCAAATAAATCCGACAGCAAATTTATCGAGGATGATATCGTTGCTATTTACGGCGAGGCTTCTGGAGAAGAATCTTACACAAGTGTTCTTGGTCAGAATATAACAATTCCAGCAATAACAGCGGCATATATGGAATTAGAGAAATAGATATAACAGAATAACAAAATCCGCTCCGATGTTACCAGCACCGAAGCGGATCAGCGAATCTATACAGGTCTGGAGACCGGTATAATCACTCCTTAAGCAAGATGATTATACCACAATCCTCCAGCACCTGTACAGGTGTATTTTTTATACCCATTTTCAAGGAGGATGATACTATGCCAACAGCAAAAAAATTACCGTCAGGATCCTGGCGTTGTCTGGTGTACAGTCACACAGAAGAAATCAAAAATCCTGACGGAAGCATAAAAAAGAAACGAATATATGAATCGTTTACGAGCAATATACCGGGTCCAAAAGGCAAGCGTATCGCAGAACAGGCGGCGGCTGAGTTTGCCGCAAACAAAGATCAACGCAGCCGTTCTGCAGATATGCTTCTGGGAACTGCCATGGATAATTACATTCAATCCAGAGAATCCATTTTGTCGCCACGTACGATTATGGACTACAAACGAATCCGCAGAACATCGTTACAGTCACTGATGAACATTCGCCTGAGTCGCATTACACAGGAAGATATCCAGATCGCTATCAATCTTGAATCTGTAAATCATAGCCCCAAAACTGTACGAAACAGTCACGGACTCTTATCGGCTGTTCTAAAACAATATCGCCCTGATTTCGCACTGAATACTTCCCTGCCTAAAAAGCAGCGTGTAGAGCTGTATATTCCGACAGACGAGGAGGTAAAACGTCTGATCCGGGCATCCGAAGGAACGGAAATGGAACTTCCCATTCTCTTAGCCGCATTTGGCCCCATGAGACGTGGTGAAATATGTGCCTTAGATTCTACAGACATTTCCGGTAATATCGTACACGTGAGCAAAAACATGGTACGCACAGAAGATAACGCCTGGATAATAAAATCGCCAAAATCCTACGCTGGAGACCGGTATATTGATTTTCCTGATTTCGTAGCAGAAAAATGGAGAGGAAAAACAGGGCGAATTGTAAATCTCACTCCTAACAATATTACGGATCGCTTTCGATCCTGCCTGCACCGGGCTGGGCTTCCTCATTTTCGCTTCCATGATCTGCGACATTACTCTGCATCTATTCAGCACGCACTTGGCATACCAGACAGTTATATCATGCAGCGTGGCGGCTGGGGGAACGATGGGACGCTAAAAGCGGTGTACAGACATGCCTTGGCAGACAAAACAAAAGAAATGGATGATATTGCAAATCAGCATTTTAACGAGCTATGCAACACGAAATACAACACAAAATAAAAAAAGCCCCAAAATATGGGGCTTTTAAGCTGCCGCAGACCGGAATCGAACCGGTACGGGTATCACTACCCACGGGATTTTAAGTCCCGGGCGTCTGCCAGTTCCGCCACTGCGGCATAT